GGACAAACGACGGGAGCTGTTCTTCTTTTTCTGCTCTTTTGAATTCAAATCCAAATAGTTGTGCCATCAATACCTACTTTACTGTTAAGTTTCATAATATAGTTATATAAATTAAACCGGATTTAATTCAACGTTATAGATGGGTCCAGATTCTGTTGGTAGAGGTTCCCAATAATCGTAAGAGAATGTTACGTCAAAAGATTCAATTGTATTTGTTGAATCCCAATCCAATGAAATAGCTCCAACTGATGTTGGGAATACGCCATTGAACTTGTATTGTCTAATGATACCAGAATCATTAGATGGACCAGCTTTACCAAACTGCTGAACTATTAGATCTACTTTATAAAGATCTGGTGTTCCACCCTGAATACCACCAAGAGTTCCAGCTCTGTTTGAAGCATGAGCATTAATTAAATTAAGCCATGATTCAAAAGAATTTCTAAGATCAAAATCTTCATCATTCATGCAAGTTACTGACCAATCTTCGAATGATCTGTCTCCTGCCACCTTTATTGTTCTTCCAAAATATGGAACAGGAACTGAAGATACTGAAGATGATGGTAAGGATGTTGATCTAATTAAATAACTAGCTCTCTCAACATCCCCAGCAACACCGCCAGGAAATTGCATAAGCACTCTGAAAAGTGTTGGTCTTGCACCACCAAAAATCAGACCTTGTGATCTAAATGCGTCTACGTTAAAAGCCATCTGTTAGACTCCTCTTTTATTTTTATTTATTAGAACTTGCCGACAACTTCAGAGAAGGCGACACCAGATCTAACAGCAACGAAGTTCAACTGGATGAAGTTGATTGAACGAGCTGGCTTAATGTAGATATCACCAATAAACTCGTTACGATCAACAACTTCAGGTGTGTTATTTGTTCCGTCACAAACAACTAAGAAGTCAGTGATACCGCGACGGCCCTTAACATCTCTTAAATAAGGGATGATGAGGTTTCTAAACTGTGCTCTTGTAAATTCATCGTTGAACTCGAAGAGTGTAAATTTAGCAGCTGTTGCGATTGCTTTTTCAAGAACAATGAACAATCTACGAACGTTAATTCTGTCGAATGCAGATGGCTTATTGAGAGCTGTCTTATCACCGAATAGAACAATTCCTTGACCAGGGAATGCAACAACTGGGTTTACACCGGCTTTATAAAGCTGATCGCGATCTGCTTTTGATGGGTTATAAGCTAGTTTGATAGCATTCTTAATATTGCCACGGTTGAAACCAGCAGGTGACCACCAAGGATCATTTGTAGAATCTGTGCGAACACATAGACCAGCAATATCACCATTCAGTGGTACCCAACGATAAACATCATTATACTTATCGTACATGTACTTATAACCAGAATCAACAACAGCATAAGAAGTACTTCTTACATTATTCTTAAATCCAAGAATTGATTCCATCTCATTGCCAGAATTGTTAACAACGTCTGACTTAAGTGGTGAAATGAAAGCTACGCAATCTTTTCTTATTTCACAGATGTTATCAATAATATAGTTTGCTAGATCTGCATTTGATTTGCCCTTACCCTGAAGGATTAGAGAAACATCAACATCTTCTGCAGAAGCAAACTTGTCGTAACCAGCAGCTATAACAGATAATGGAGCATTTAATTCACCATAACCGTCTTGACCACTATTAAACTGTAGATTCAATGGAGCTTCATTTGTTGAGCTAACAATATTGACAGCGTTGTTATGAACAGCACCAGTTCTGTCGTTAGCGAACCAAACATATTTTGACTGTTCATTAATAACAGTCTTATAATATAATGCTCCGCCATCGGCAGTCTTAGCATCATCTGCTCTTGATAGACCTCTATAAACTTCTAGAAGAGTACCACCAACTCCACTAAATCTTCCGTTTTCATCTACAATGACTACATGTAGTTCGTCATTTGCTGATGTGTTACCATATTCTGTTACATAATCAGATTGTCCTGGTGCTCTATCAACAGTATTATAGAATTCCCAGTAGCGATTGATTGTATTTGTTGTGTATGCTTCGCGAAGTCTATATCTATCAGAAGATGAAATAGAGATTGTCAGAGTTGTATTTGTTGCAGTAACATTACTTCCAACTGAAGTAACTTTCATGTACTGTTCACCAATTGATGCGTTACCAACTTTAATCAAATCACCTGCAGTAATTGAAGATGATAGAGAAAGAATAGCTGTTTGAGCTAAGCTCCAAGCAACGAATGTATGGTTTTCAGAGTTTGCTTTTGGTGTTGGAACAATTAATCTTTCAACAGCTGTTAAGCTATGACCAGATTCTGTAGCACCCTTTGTTATATTTACGTTTGAACCGCCGTATGTTGCGGCGAGAGTAACTGTTGTTGAGTTGGCAGTTGCAATCCAATAGTATGAACCATTAGATAGACCACTGATTGCAGTATTTCCAGCAGCAACAATATACTGTACCTTATCACCAACAGCGTATTTTGTATTTGCTGAAGCAATCGCGATTGTTTCATCTGTATCATTAACAGATGAGTTAGCGTTAAATGAAACAGCATTTGCAAAGTAACTTGTGTTACCAAGCTGGATACCTGTGCCATTTGAAGAGATAACAAGGTATAGAGAGTTATTTGTTAAACCAGTTGGAGCTGTGTTTCCAGCTGCTGTAAGATACTTAACATAAGTACCATTTGCGATTGGATTTGATGCAATTGTGAAGAAACCATTTGCATCAATACCTGTATTTGTATTAAATGATACGCTATTTGCACCAACTGTTACAGATAAACCTGAAGAATTAGCAGTAAATGTACCGCTATAATCATTTTCAGTGTTTGAAATTTGAATATTTGACTGGTAAGCATTTGCAGAGTCGCAAACTGAGATTCTTAGTGAATTACCAATTGTGCCTGGATATCTTGCAACATAGAGAACATCAGAATCAAAGTTACCATCCATTTCTTCATAGTGTTCTTCATTCTTAACAATTTGAGCTATAGAGTTTGATACAGCACCAACGTTTGCAAAAGCACTGAGAGTACCAACGTTTACAGTATCTGTTGTTGTATTTGCAACACGAACAACGTATAGCTTGTTTCCATATGAAAGGAAGCTTGCTGCAGTAAAGAATGTTTCTTCTGCAAAATTCTTATGTGGTGTACCAAAGCGCTGTACTAGAGCATTTTCTGAATCAATTAAAACACGCTTATCTAACGGGCCCCATCTGAATATACCGGCAATTGCACCTTCTGTAGTAGAAACTGCAGGCACAACCGTTGTTAGGTCGATTTCAGAAACATTTACGCCCGGGCTAACTTGAAATGGCATTTTTCTCTCCTTCCATAGATGGAAATATTATTATTAATGTTTATTTTATTTATAAAAAAGAACATCTCATGTCAGTTTCTCATTTGCCCACATCCAGTTCTCACTTTTTGGTAAGTCTAAATCTGGTTCATCTTCACCCTCTGAAAAGAATCCAAATGGTGTTAGTTCACTTGCTATTTGATCATCATCTTTGTCTCTAATTTTGGTCAAAGTATTAATATCTGTCATTTCCCTAAAGTAGTGTTGATCTGATAACCAAGCAAAAAGTACGAGTCCAATAACCAAGTCGTCATGGTTTCCTGACTCAGCTTCATATGATTTGCCTTTTCTAGAAAAAACAGATAGTTCATGTATTGTTTCATGATCATTAATGATCAACTGGTTCTGTTCTATTAAAAGTTTCATTATTGAACAACCTACAGACTTGACTGTCTTGGTTGTTCTAATCCCTTTATCAGCGCTAGATCCACTAAAACCAGATGAGATTCTCTTACCTGCTCTACCGTCATTTTCAGAAGATAAGAGAGTATCCATATCATATTCATAATATAGCATGTCTGAAACTTGACCACCAATATCATTGATTTCTACAAGCACAGAAGCATTATTGTATGATCTGCTAATCCTATGAATGATAGAACAATAATCAGTAGGAGTAATCATGTTATCTCTAAAAACACATACTTGTTCGTATGGCATTTTAGTTACGTCTATAACTTGAAACGCAGAATAATCTAAACCTTTACCACGTGATACGTCAACAACCATGACGTATGAGTGACCTTGTTTAGGTTCTACGTATTGTTTGATACCGTTCTTATCAAAAAGTGGTATCTTAGCTACTAGTTCTTTTAATTTCCAACCAGCAATAAGAGTACCAGAACTGCCGAGAAACTCTACGCAATATTCCTGCTCGAACTTCTCAGTATCAAAGCTCATGGCAGCGATAGTATCTTCTCTCCACTTATCGTCTCTGCCGGGAACATCATACCACATAACTTTGATAGGTTTATACTGATTCTTTTTTTGTTCAGCTTCTACCCAAATTTTATGAAAATGATTTAGTCCATTTGGTGTAGAAACCAATACGATTTTAGAATCATTACCAGAAGAAATTGTAGGATAAACTGAGGTAAAGAATTCATCCCATGTATCAATAAAAGCTGCTTCATCGATGAACAGAAGGTTGATAGAATAACCACGAATAGCATCTGATGATGTAGCAGCAGCTATAACTCTAGAGTTATTTTCTAGAACAAATGAACCCTTATTCCATTCAATAATGCCTTGTTGTAACCACTTAGGAAGATGTTGATATGCAAGCTGGATACGACCAAGAATTTCTCTAGCAGTATCACCCTTGTTGGCAAGAAGAGCAACAGTCTTGTCTGGATTAAATATAATATACCATAATATGAAACCGCAGGTTGTTGTAGACTTACCAGCCTGACGTGCTGTTGCGATGACCGTATATCTGTTTTCGGCCATCGATGTTATCATTTCTTTTTGATAATCATAAAGATTAAAATTTATAAGACCTTCATTAATACTAATAATTTTCATATACTTTTCAATAAAGTATATCGGATCTTTAGCACATTTCACGTATTCTTGTACGAGTTCTGGAGTCCATTGTATCTCTACAGAACGTCTTTTAAGATTTACGTTACCCTTATAACCACCTTCAATTATGACTTCTTCAGTCATTCTTTCTCATATCCTGGATTACTTTTTGCAGTTCTGCCGTTGAGCCAACAAATAAGTTATTATGATTTACAGTAGTATTATTTGTTGGCTTTTCAATATCCTCAATCTCTCTTATAGTTTTTTGTATGCCAAGAAGATCTTTATTAGCATCAAGTAAATTTTTCATAAGGATTGCTACAACTTCATAAGCGCGGGCAGATTGTGATTGGTCAGCAAGTTGCATAAGCTTATCAAGAGCATCAGATCCAGTCTCTATGATATTATGGATATTAGCACG